CTTTGAGCAGGCTGCGAAAACGGTTCTTGCTGAAGAATATCAGAAAAATTATGAAAAGAAGTTATCTGCTGATTTAAGCAAGAGAGAGAAACAACATATTAACCGTCCAGGTGGACAAAAATTAAAAACTCATAAAGAACCGATTGACGAAGTAGTAGATAGGGTTAATGAGTTTATTCAAGCAAAAAAGTAAAAGATGAAAATTTGTAGTAAGTGTGGAGAGAGTAAAGAGGAGGGCGAGTTTCAGAAATGTCTTAGAAATAAAGATGGTCTGAAATATAAATGCAAACAATGTTGTGCTATCCGCGATGCGAAATACCGCGATGACAACCGTGCGATTGTTAATCGGCGTGCTCGTGACTGGGTCAAAAATAATTCCGGGCATGTTGGTGAAAATTTGAAAAGATGGCGTAATGAGAATAGGTTTAAAAAAGCTCTACAACAATCTAGGGTTGCCGCGAATGCGCGATGCCATGTGGCCTGTACTCTAACCGCTGAACAATTGGAAGCAACATTTACAGGTAAGTGCGCTCTCTGTGGAATTCTGGAAACTATGTGCAAATCTAAACTTCATCTCGATCATAACCATAGGACCGGAGCCTTCAGGGGTTGGCTTTGCCAGAAATGTAATATGATGCTTGGATTAGCAAATGATAACAAAAATATCCTTCAAGCTGCTGTTCAGTACCTTGAGGATTTGACGTAAAGGCTTATGTACTATGACCTTACAGTTTTCTGATATTGATGACGCAGTTCTTTTGACTCAGCAAGAGCTAGTTAAAAGAGGTGCATTTGTGGATTTGCAGACTGATCTATCTGACCATGTGGCTGTGAGAGAGGTCTGGAAAAATAGACAGCGTAAGTTTGAGGGCGGTAATCCGTGGGAATTTGAAATCCAAACAGACCACAATCATAGTGCTCGTGCTGTTGGATTATACGAAACTGATGGCGGTGCCATTAACGATACGATGGCTAAGGGTACAGTCCAACCTCGCCATATTAATGCGTTCTACGAATACGATCAACGGGAACCAGATTTCCAGCGCGGTGGAGTTTCTATCGTCGATTTGGTTCAGACCCGATACACCGCTATGATGGTTAGCTTGTATGAGTATCTTGAGGCTGTTCTCTGGGGCAAACCCTCAGATAGCTCCGACACCAAAACCCCTTATGGTATTGGTTATTGGGTTACCCAGTCTAATACTTCTGGATTCAATGGCCCCGATCCTGTTGGATTTACTGGCACAGGGAAAGCTGGTATCTTGGCCGCTACCTATCCTAAGCGTTGGCAAAACTGGACCGGACAATATACTGATGTTAGCAAAGAAGATTTGCTACGTAAGATGTGTTATATGGCTTTGGATATTAATTTCCGTTCTCCGGTTACTCACTCAACACCTGAGCTAGGCAACATGAAGAATGGTATTTATACTAACCGTAATACTTATATTCTACTGAAGGAATTACTCGAACAGCAAAATATGAGCCTTGGTGGCGATCTTGATAGCTACGAGGGTAAGGTTCGTTTCCAGAGTTCTCCGGTTACTTATGTGCCATATTTAAATGGCGCTTGTGCCGTGGGCACGACTTGGAATGGTTCTGTTGATCCAACGGTATCAAATTCCAATAATCCAGTTTTTATGCTGGATTGGAAATGGTTGGCTTGCGGTGTTTTGGAAGGCTGGGAAAATCAACTTACCAAGCCGTATATGGTTCCCGGACGGCATCTAGTTCGTCGCGTGGACCTCGATTGCACTTTACAGATGGTTTGCACTAACTTGCGTAGGCAGGGTGTGCTTACTACTGGTGCGTAATAAATAGTATTTTCTCCCGGAGGGATTCCTTAAACGGCCCCTCCGGGTTATGGATTTTTTATCATGGAAGGCTGGAGTTAGTAGGAAGTTTTTTGAAAGGTTAATTTAATGCCTGATTTTAGTATTAATTCTCCGTTAAAATGTGGTCCTGTATTTCCTGAATGGGTTTGGTACATTGGCGTGGATGCTATTAAAGAAGGACAAGGAGTGCAGCGCGACTCGGTTGACGTTGCTACTCCCGTTGGTGCCGCAACCGTAGCCGATGCCCGCAGATGGACCCGCGTAAAAGTTTGTGCTTCTGGCGGAATCTTCGCCGGTGTAGCCGCCGCCGATTATGCCGCTAGTCCCACTGGACAACTTATACAAATTTACGGCCCTGGAAGCGTATGCAATGTATTGACATATAATGTCACTACGGTTTTAGCCGCCAATACTGCTCTTGTTTGTAGCTATGACGCTAGTGCAACTACTGGTAGTTGGGCTGGAACATTCAAACTCAACTCTTCTTCTGGTAAGGGTAGTGCCCTTGCTTTACAGACCATTGCGGGTACTGCCGCATTCCAGAAAGTTTTAGCTTATTTGGAAACTGGCGCTACTCAAGCTTTGTGTGCGTAATCATAACCAACCTGGGTTGTTCAAGCTACAGCCTACTTTCTCTCTTCGGTAGGCTGTAGCAATTTTTAAAATTTTTATGAGTTATAAAGATGAGGAAAACAAATAATGGAAGCGGGTTTAAGTTTAGGTTATCCTGATTTCTGTGCTGAAGTCGGCTTCTTCCTTGGATATGGAAGAAAACTTACGACTGATTATACTGCTGTACAATTAGCAACAATAGATGCTAATGTACAGAGCGGTATTCGTCGTGTATATTATCCACCTGCTGTAGAAGCACAGACTTTAGGATATGAATGGAGTTGGTTACGACCTACAACTACAATGAATATTTATGGCGCAGCCGCTATCGCCGGGTCTGATGGCGCTGTTAATGGAACGGCCTTAACAGCAACGAGTGTCTCTGATTGGGTTGCTAAAGGTGTTACTTCCGGGATGGTAGTTAATATCACCAATTTAAGTGGTACGGTTGTCAATGGTACTTATGAAATTTCTAATGTAAGCGGCAACACAGTTACTCTTGCGGAAAGCATCGGAGTAGGTAATTGTAACTACTACTTTAGTATGAGTGCCGACTATGACCTCCCGGATGATTTTGGACGATTGATTGGAACTCTCCACTTCCCACCGGCCACATATTACGCCTCTATTGTGCTTGTAAGCGTTGGTAAGTTGATGCAGATGCGAACTTGGAGTGATTTCACGGGCGCGCCTACGCACGCCGCAATTCGCTACAAGCCGCGTTTGACGACACCTGAGAAACAAACCGGGCAACGCCAGGAAATCATGTTCTTTCCCACCCCGGATCAAAATTATGAATTATCTTACGAATATGAAGCTTATAATGGACCACTCACAACTACTTATCCGTACCCCCTTGGCGGAATGTATCTTTCGGAACTTTATTTAGAATCATGTTTGGCTATCGCGGAAAGCCGTATCAATGATGCACCTGGACAACATACCGAACAATTTAAGGCATTACTTATTGATGCAATTAATCGTGATATGAAACATGGCGCAAGATACTTTGGGGCTATGGGCCATAAAGAAAATATTGATCTTGAATTTAGGCGTGGGTATACGGGTACGGTATACCCAATTACGTACCACAATCAGGTAATATAATGCAAGAAACAAAAGAAGAATACGAAGCCAGAATAGCAGAACGCAAACGAGTAGACGAATTTATATCTAAGAAGTTAGCAGAGAGAAGGGCATACTTTGATAATGTGAACAAGCCACTGACAACTCAAGAACTTGCCATGCACAAGGCAAATGAAGTTAGGACGTGGTTTACACCTCCTGCAATGCAAGCTTTAGCCCATCTCTTAGGGGCACAGCCTATTGCAGATCAACCTACGCCAGACCAAAAGAAAGTTCTGCAAAATCCACAAACTAAACAGTTGCAACAACAGACTCAGGGATCGGGATTAATTCCGCCTCAGCCACAACAACAACAAGCTGCTCCAGGAGGATAATAATGCCTCAGCCTTCGCGTGGAATAGTACAAGCAGTATCAGAGAATATCGCTCCAGTAATTGCGCCGTTAGTTGTACCATTAGTTGTGCCGACAATTATTCCGGCGATTATTCCGCTAGTTGTAAGCAAAGTTAGGGTTGGACAATTTTCGTGTCCTAGTCCCGATAATTCTGGACACTATTCGGTAAGTGGTATGGGTTTTAAGCCTAAATTACTGCGTTTTACCTGTGCTGCTAAACAAGATAATGTTTCCACGAGTCTTGGACACGCTGACGAAAGCGGCAATCAAGTGTATGCGTCCTACGGAGTAGTTCAGGATATTGGAGCGGATCATTGTATTCGTATATCTGTTGCCGATGGAGATAGCCCTCCCGTAACTGCAAATTTTGTTTCAATGGATGATGGCGGATTTACTCTTGACTTTCAAGACTGTGACGAAACTTATTACATTAACTACGAAGCAATAGGATAACAAATGGCATACGCAACAAATACTTCAGGTCGTGCCGGTTCATGGACAGCTACGGGGACAAGTTCAATAATTGTTCCCGCTAACGCTTATCGGGATCACTTGTTTCTGCAATATGAGATTACACAACCCGGAGGAGTTCAGGTTGCTCTTGGATTTGGAGAGGACGCCGTTGCTGGCCAAGGGGCACAATTTTATACTGGCGGTTCTATCTTAACTATTCATGGTCCTGAAGCCCGTAAGGCAATCTATGGCCTTGCAAGTGGCGGAACCGGAACTGGTTATTTCCAAACTGGCGAAGTAATTGCTTTTACCTATTAGGGGTACATATAATGGCTAGAAAAGGCTCATGGTCGCTTACTGACGGAAATAGCACTCTTATTGTGCCCGCCGATCCCTATAGGGATTCGTTGTTTATTCAACATTCAATCGGTAGCTCTACTCAAGTTGCCCTTGGACTTGGAGAAGATGCCGTAGCTGGTAAAGGAGTACAGTTATTTACAGGTGGAAGTCCTGTAGCAATCGAAGGGGCAGATGCCAGGAAGGCAATATATGCAATCGGAAATGGGGGACAAGGTACTTGGCAACAGGGCGGTCTTATCGTGTATACCTATTAGGGGGATATAATGCTAACCAAAAGATGTACATATTGCCATGAGGAAAAATATGAATGATTCCCCTGAGCTACTTCGTAAAGCCGCTACTTATTTAGAATAGTTTATTGTTTGCGTTTTTATATATCGTTACTTTTACTATGAGGAAAGCCATCAATGGCCACAAAAATTCATTCACTGTTGAAAATGAAACCCGTTCGCTTAACATCAGGATGGTTGTTTAGCAGCGGCCTAACTGCGTCAATTCCTACTGATGGATTGCCGGGTTATGAAACTGGTTGCCTTTATCAGGCAACCAATGGGGGTGCCGGAACATCCCTCTATGTCAATGAAGGTACGGAAGCTGCTTGTAATTTTGATGCGGTTATGACTGAGGATACTGTTTTGCTTACGGCAACTGCCGGGGTTGTTACGGCTTCTAAAGCACTTATTGCTAGTGCAAATGGGGTATTGGATTTTTCTGGTCTGACTCCACTTTATGCCAGTGGTAGAAGCCATCCATTTATCGCAATCGGTACTTGGTCTACGCCGATGAATGTGGTGCTTAATGGCGACCATTGGGTTCCGATTCAAGTCAATTTGAAGAATACCGGAAGTTCAGCATACGACATTGCTGCTATGCGATTGCAAGTTGATACTGGCGGGGCTACTCCACTTACTAATCATAATTGCGTTGAATTACGGCAGAGTATTGCCCATAATGTCAATCAATCATCCATTCTGCAAGCGTCAGTTTCCATTGACGGTGCTGTGACGATTACGACGGGAGAATGCTTGGCTGGCTACTTTTCGATACAAGGTACCGGCACAGTTACTCCTGCCGGTCCTAATGCTGTTGCAGTATTGGAAGCAACTAACGTCAATACGGGTGGAGGTATTACTGATGTTGTTCTGTTTAGTCAAAATGGTGCAGGCACTACGGTTCCTGACATCTTGCATATTAAATGCAACGCAGGGACAGCTACAGCCGCTATAAAAATTGAAAATACGGGTGGAACCATGCCTACTGCTCTTGCTATCGGTTCTATCGGAACTCAAGTTATTGATTTTACTAACTGCACGGTTGTCGTAGCTGCTGCCGGTAAGACACTAACTTCAACTCATGCTATTCCGGTGAAAACTCCTGATGGGGTTGTGCATTTCATCTTCGCTGGAACATATATTCCGTGATGATTTGTGATTTACTCCCAGCGGGATTCCTTCAAAGGCCCCGCTGGGTTATTTTTACTTTTTGAAGAGAGGTTCAAATGAAACTTTGTGTTAAAGATCGTATTGTTTTGCTTGGTATTCTTCCTGCAACGGGTGATTTCCTTACTCTCAAAATAGTAAGACAACTGCGAGAGGCTCTTTCGTTTAGCGAAGAAGAAACAAAGTCCCTCAAACTTTCTAATGATGGACAGCAGGTTAAGTGGGAAGCTGAGGCTGATCCGATGAAGGATATTCAAATTGGCGAAAAGGCTATGGATTTAATTGTAGCCTCATTAAAGAAGCTGGACGAGAAAAAGGAACTTAATCAAGATACTTTTGGACTCTACGAAGAGTTTGTACAGAAGGGATTGAAAGTTTACAATGGCTAAAAAGAAAAAGGCGTTTAAACTGAATATAAAAAAGCCAAAGAAGGTAGAAGTACATCTACCCAAAGTTGCAAAGGCCATAACTGCGCCCCCAAAAACGAATCTACCTACGGGAAAAATGGCTTTACAAAGAGAGATTAGAAGAGAAATTTGGAAACGCACTAAACAGAAATAGGTTAGCTTGATGGCAATATCCAAGCAAAAACAACGTCAGATCAATGTGCAGTTTCCTTTAGGAGGTCTAAACCGTCAAGCCGCCTACAGACAACAGGCTCCTTATACATCTTCTGACCTTCTTAATGTCCGTCCCAAGTCCGTCTTGGATGGACGGCTTAGAGGTGGCTCTCGGCCTGGACTAGAACACGCCTACACCAACGCTCTAGCTGGTTCTGTACGGATGTTGGCTCCCATGACGTTAGCTTTAGGGGATGGATTTACGGCATGGTCTGACGTATTTGACGGAACAGCCATGTCATCTGCATGGTCGGCACCTCTTTGGACAAACGGCGGCGTGGCTATTGCTATGCCTAAAATTCTTCCTACAGCATTAGCGAGCGTGGATACTACGCAATTTCTTGGTGAAGCTGTTCTCAAATTATTGCCAATTGATACTTCTAAAGCCTATTCAGTAGATATGCTGATTACGCCTACGATGGATGGATTTGCTGGGAAGTATAGAATATATCTATTCTTGGATAATACTACCCCAAACATTAAAAACGATGGCGTAATGATTGAATTAGTATTGACAGCTAATTCTATGGCATACACGGGGACTTTTAGCGTTGTTGATGGTGGAACTCCCACTAACACTACATTAACTCCGATTATATTTACTGGAGATAATTTAACGGCACAACCGGCTTTGTTGTCAGCACTTGTTGATAATACTGACGTAACAATCTATTGGAATGGAGTACAAATTTATTCTCAAGCCGTAAGTCATAGAGTTGGGTGTCGAGTTGGATTTGGAATGCAATGTACTGTGGCCGGTGGATTATGTCTTACTAATGTTTATCGCGCTCAATATTATTCTACAGGAACTACTAACGCATTACGGTCTATGTTAGTTGCTTCTGCCGGTGGTTATTTGTATAAAGAACATCCCTACGGTTGGATTGAATACGTCACCGAAACTCTTACCATCAATTCAGATGTAGCAATTGATGCTACACAAAGCGGTCAACAGTTATATATTGCAGACTACGGAACGCCAGTTGCCGTGGGGACTGATGGTACGATAAGCGATACTATATTTACGGCAACTAGTATATCGAATTGGACAACTGCCGGAGCTTTACCAAATGATATGGTGGTCGTAGTTACAGAGCCGCAAGGAACGGCTATTGCCGGTACATATGAATTTACCATCACATCTGGAAACGCCAGTTTAACACTCGCCACTACTGCCGGCTCTGGGGCTTGTTCATATCGAGTTGAACGTGCTCCTAAAGTTTACGATCCCTCAGACGATTCTTTAGTAATCTGGACTTCTACAGTTGGTCAAGTACCCACGGGATGTCCCTTAATTGCATATTTTAGTAGCAGGATTGTGTTGGCTGGGGCAGCAGTTGCCCCCCATGTATGGTATATGTCTCGGCAGAATAATGAAACTGACTGGGATTATGCGCCAATTGCTATGGATGTTCAAAGGGCCGTTGCAGGCACCTCCAGCACAGCCGGGATGCCCGGCGATCCCATAACAGCACTTGCGGTCCATAGTGACGACTATCTTGTTATTGGCTGCCGTAGTTCGTTGTGGCGGATGACTGGCGATCCTGCTAATGGTGGGATTTTAATTAGTCTAAGCCGCACCGTAGGCATTATTGGAGCTAATGCGTGGTGTATTTGTCCTGATGGAAGCATGATTTTCTTATCATTAGATGGACTGTATTCGCTTGATGCCGGAGGCGATGCTTATCCCGTTTCTATTTCACGCGATACTTTACCGGCAGAATTTACAAATATCAATCCCGATATGGTAATTCCCTCTATTGAATATGATGTTCAAGGGCGAGGGATTCATATTTATCTTACATCGACTTCTTCTAATGCAAGATTGCATTGGTGGTTTGATTGGACAACTAAAACATATTGGCCGGTATCCTTGAATTCAGATCACGAACCAACATCAAGCTGTACGGTTCAATCACTTGCAATTGAACAATCTGGAGTAATTTTAGGTGGACGCGATGGTAAATTAAGACGATATAGTGATTTAGCCTTTACTGATTGCGGTGCTAATTTTACGAGTTATGCTTTCTTAGGCCCAATTGCATTATCATCAACCAGTACGGCGGCACCTACAATATATCAAATAGGAACCATGCTTTCGTTGGACGGGGTTCTATCTTCCGATAGCGGGGATATAACATGGGCTATTCAATGTGCCGATACATTTGAAGGAGTTTGGTCTGCTGCTGCAAGTGATACAGGAACTTGGATTGCTGGTTTGAATGCTTCTGTTCATCCGGCGTGTCGCGGCCAAGCCTTTGTCTTGAAGTTAACCGGAGTAAGCGGCAAGAAATGGGCTGTTGAAGAGATAACGGCAGTGACGAAGGAGGCTGGCAGAAGGAGAATACCATGAGTACAAATAGCGCTGCTTTATATCTTGAGGAAAGGGAATAGACTTGCCTCGTACACCCAACACTAACAGTCCACAAGAGGTTCGTCGAGCCATAGCCGATTTAAATACCAATCTTGATGGTGTAACACAAGTGACAATAGGTAATTGGAATAATACAACTTCAATCGTAAATAGCAAGGAAGCACATTGGGATGAAGCATATAATCGTGAACTTCATTATAATTCAAATCTTAAATGTTTAACTAATGTTTTTTAGAAAGGAAATATTATGACAACGACATATCGTGTTGCCGAGCTTAGTACATTTCCTTGGCAACAACAAGTAATAAGCCGATTGGATGCGCAACCTTCAAGTCCGACTGAGGGGCAAAGATACCTTGTTAAAGCAACTGCCACTGGAGCACAATGGACAGGCCAAGAAGATAAAATTGCTTGGTGTAGTGTTGCTGGTACTCCTGGCACATGGTCATTTGATAATCCTGTAGCCGGCATGGAGTTGTGGAGCACCGCCGATGCAGCTTTCTATCAATATAATGGTGCAGCATGGGTTTCAGTAGCGGCCCACACCCAGAATACTGATACCGGAACTACATCGACTAGTTTTCAGATTGATAGCGGAAATAGCGGGCCTAAAATTGTTAATGATTCCGGTACCATGAAGGTTACTACATCGGATGGAACTACGAAAACTCCCATCGAAGTTTCGGCTGTTACAGATGGAACTGCTTCAACAACTCCAGCACAAATAAAATCTGCTTACAGTGCTATGGCTTCTTATAATTCCAATTTAAAGTGTATAGTTTTTAATCTATAATGGCGACTACATATCCTGTATCAACACGACCATTGCTTACAAATAATAGTGCAAGTGTTACAATTGTTATTTGTACACCTGTATATGATATTGATGTTGATAAGGTCGCGCCTGCAAGAGCAAATGCAGCAGCTACTACGCGGGTGTTGGCGTTCGTTATGGCAGATATTGCTGGTGCCGCTAGTGGATTTTGCCAACCTGATGGTGTAATCGTTGGTACTGTTGCACAATGGAATGCCGTTACAGAAGAAGGTGCAGGTGGATTGACTACCGGCTCTGTTTATTATCTTAGTGCGGCAACTGCCGGAAAGATAACACTAACACCACCGACAACTGGATATGTTGTAGAAGTTGGACAAGCCATATCGACTACAGAACTTGACATTAATATCAAGCAACCTATTAAACTCAGTACGGCTGCCGCAGGCCAAGGAGGGATTAGTTTATCTGCCAACCAAGTGGCCTATGCCAACGGTTCTGGTTTAATAGTTGGTAGTGCTAATTTAACTTTTGATGGTACTACTTTAACAGCCACTACTATAACTCAACCTCCAATCGGAAGCGTTGTAGCATGGCTTAAAACTTATACAAATACACCACAAACTTTACCGGCAGGTTGGCATGAATGCGATGGTTCAGTATTAAGTGATGCCGCAAGTGTCTATAATGGGCAGACACTTCCAAACTTAAATGGAAGTAACTATTTCTTACGCGGCAACTCAACTAGTGGCGGAACAGGTGGTGAAGATACACATACTTTAACAACGGCTGAAATGCCGGCGCATACGCATACTGGACCAGCACATACACATACTGTAGTGAGTGGAGGTACTGGCATAAGTTCGCAGATTGGCGCGTATGGTCCAATAACACTAACAGGAACTATCAATACAGGTTCGAGTGGAACGGATGCAACTGGAAGTGCCGGCGGTGGAACCGCCCACGAGAATAAGCCGCCCTATTACAATGTCGTGTGGATAATGAGAATCAAATGACAGTAAGAATTCCGCTTGTACTACAGAATGGCCAGCCAGAAGAACTCCAATCAGGAGATCAATTATCTATTGTATCCCCGATTAGTGGTTTAACTGCTGGAAGGCTTGCCGTTAGTGCATCAGCTTCTACATTACAAGATTATTCCGGCGGCACTTTTGACGGCACCACTTTATCTGTTCCAACTTTATCTGTAACTAACGCAGGAGTAGATAATTATAATTATATTATAAATGGTGGATTTGCAGTTTTTCAAAGAACCTCGTCGGGAACCCTTACTGCAATTAGCGATGATAATTATGGACCAGATAGATGGAATATCTTAACGCAAACAGCATCGGTACAAATCCAACGAATTACAGGCTCGGGTAATTGTCGATTTGCCGGGCAATTAAAACAAAATCAAGCGGCAGCGCAGCGGATGGGGTTGTTGCAAATTATTGCATGCACAGAATCTACTTCTTTACGTCAGACACTAAGTTTTCAAACACAAATAAGATGTAGCTCAAGTCAACCAATTAGAATAGCTATTTTAGGTTGGGAAGGAACCGGAGATTCCGTAACAAGTGATGTAGTAAACGATTGGACCAGCGGAACATATACGGCGGGTAACTTTTTTTTAACTTCAAATTTAGGCGTAATAGCTGTTTCTTCGGTAACTCCAACCGCTAATGTTTGGACTACCTTAAATGTAAACGGAACAGGGAGTGCAAATTATAATAATCTTATTGTATTTATTTGGACAGAAGGAACGGCTGCGCAAAATGTAACGCTTGATATAACGGCTTGTGGTTTATATTTATCCGCAGCATTAAGAACTAATTATCAATTACGATTAGATGGAGAAGAACTTGTGCTTTGCCAGCGATATTATGAAAAAAGTTATGAAATTGGCACAGCTCCCGGTTCGAATACTTGGGTAAATGCGCATTTCTGGCCGACGATGTGGGGAATAGCAAAATCTGGAAGTGGAGATATAAATGGATTAGTATTGCATCAACGTATGCGCACTATTCCAGCCGTAACTTTCTATACTCCTGACGGAACTTTAGGTGCTGTTTATGATAATTCAACAGGAAAAAATGTTTCAGGTGCTTCTGATAATAATCCTGGAGATACTGCAATTTATGATATAAAAATTACATCGGCGGGGAATGCGATTACCGCAAGTAATTATATAGTATTTCACTGGACTAAAGACGGGGAGCTATAAATGCCCGGAGCTTATGTAGCATTACCCGAACCTGTTATAGTGCCAGTAAAGCCTCCTGGATGGAAATCTAATTGGGAGTTTCCAGGACCGGACCCACCGGGATATGAATCAGTATATGAGTTAAATTTTTTAAATCCTCCAACACAAGTTAATGCTGGAGATACATCGACTTTTACGGCTCAATTAGCGACCTTAGGAAGCGACGGAAATCCTTACGTAACAAGTGAACCCACTAGCGTTACTGTAACTTGGTCACAAACGCCATGAGTGATTTAGAATTAACCGAATCTGGTTTTTACGAAGCAAGCGATGATATTACTTTTCCCGCTTCGACAACAGATTATATGGCTGAAGTCACAGCACAAGTTACGCCATTTGAAGATTTTACTTATATGGTTACGGCAGAGGTTTTAGTGAAGGGGAAACCGCATCCACCGCCTGCTACAATTGATAAAATAGTTTTTACATTAACTATACAGAATGTTAGTATCAATTATTCTTATGAATTAAGTGGGTGGAACATGGATACTGATCCACCTTATGCGGAAAGTTTTTCGGTGTCGGATAGTACGGCTGAAATGGATATTTATATTGGTGATGATTTTGGATGGTGTTATAGTGGATTTAACCGACAGTATTCATACGATTGGACGCCAGGACACGACTTTCCGCCAACTAATGCTGTTTGGAATTCTGCGACTTTGCATAACGATTATGAGGATGACGGAACTAATAGCGAATACACTGCTAATGAAATTAATAGTAGCTCCTCTAAAATTACAATTACTAATCCTGTTTTAGGTAAAGTATACATTTTATCTATAATGGGCGATATAAGTACAAATAATCCCGATAATCCTTTATCTGGTTCGTGGGATATTATTTGTAATGCAAAATTTTATTCGGGAAACAATCTTATACATGAGTACAATAAAGAATTTACATATTCTGGAGATTATACTTCCGATACCCTTGATGAAAGTTGGCTATCATTCAATACTACAACTCAAGTAATCACAGAACTTTAAATAAAGGAACATAAATATGGGACAAGGACATGGCGAATTGCCTGGACAAAATTATGATCCCTTTGGTGGTAAATTTGGTACCGAGGCAACGACACAAAAATATGTAGCAGACGTTCAGGCGGCTAGCAAAAATCTTGCTACTCAAGAGGATTGGAATAAATATTATGCAACAATGCAAGCCCAACAAGCTGCCGGTGCAGCAGGTCGCAGCGGTCTTGAATCTTTAGTAAATAGTTATAATACAGCCTTTAATGCCGCTACAGCAATAAATTCCCAGCATTACCAAGAAATGCAAAATATAGTTAATACGTTAGGTGGTCAGCAAAGATCGGATATTATGAGTACCTTTGCTGCTCAAGGTTCTCAGCAAATGCAGAATCTTGCTAAGTTAGGTATGGGGAATACGACTGTTGGAGCTTCGTTGCAACAAGGAACAGGGAGGCAGCAATCTGCTGCCCTTGGTACACTTTCTGATACATTGGCACAAGAAAGATTGGGTGTAATAGGACAATACGGAAATATTATGCAGCAAAATCTTCCTAATCAAAGTGCGATACAAGCCCTTATTCAATCCCTGACTGCCGGGGCTGGTCCCTATGGAACGGCTGCCGCTGGACAGGCTCTAGGAGGTATGACTCAGGGGGCAGGGACCGGATATAATGTAACGCCTTCAACTACGACTTCTACAACGCCTGCTGTTTTTAATCCAACTACGGCGACGGCGGTTTCATAAGGAATATAACATGGCAAAAAGACGATCTTTTACTAATACTAAAGCATCAATTGACCGAGAAGTTCGCCTGCGCCGAGAAGATGAAGAACGACAGAAGCGTTTTGAAGAGCAGCAAAATAATATCTTTAAACGTGAAGAAGAAAAAGCTCGACGCGATGCACAACGTATTCAAACAGAACTGAATGCTCGTCGAGAAGCTGCATTAAAATCCCAAGTAGCTCAAGGTGTAGTTAGATCAGCACGCGAAAAGGCCGCCGAGAAAATGACTGATGAAAAAAATCGACGCCATATTGAGGATCAAATTCTCGAAGCAAGGCTGCGCTTGAATACGCAGGAAGTTCCTGAACTTGATAAAAAAGGAAACGATACCGGCAAAAAGAGGATGCGTACTCCAGATGAAGTCGATCAAATTATAAATCAATCATTTCATCCTGAAAATCTACAGCGTCAACTTACTCCAGAAAATGTACAAGGAATACAGGCTGGACGATATACGCAAAATCAAGAAACTGATGAACAAGGTCGTGCTAGAGTTGCTGCAATGCGTAAGGCTGCCGGTATGCCGGAAGCGACTCCTCAGTATTTACAATCATTGCCAACTCCGCAACCCCAGCAACAAGTTGATCCAAAAGTTAAAGCTGTGCAAGAAAAAGCTCAATTTGATGCAGGTCAATTTGAAAAGCGATATACTAATAAACAGAAGCAGGAAATTTCTGCTGGAGAAAAAGCCGATCAGGAATTAGAAAACAATCCTAATTTTAGTGCTGAAGAAAAGGCAGCCGGGCATCAGGCGTGGGCGCAGAAAAAACTTTCCATCACTCCGTCTTATCTTCCTAAACTCCAGCCGTATAAAGATGGTCAAAAAATAGGTGATACATGGACGGAGGATGGTGTTCATAAAACAAGGGATGCCGATGGGAGCGTAAAGAGAATAGCTAAGATGAATGAAACTAACAGCGGTTCTCAAATGGAATTCAAACAGAATCAGGAGATTAGGGATCAGGAACAGAGTAAAGATTTTATTGAAAAACGTCATCAATTAGCCTCGGAGAATTTACATGCTGGCTTGACGGATAGTGATGGTATTCCGTTGCCGTCTAAACATCGGTCTATAGATGAAATTGATGAAATTATGAACAATACGATGGGCCTCAGGAAGCCTCCTGCTCTACCTATTCCCAAACAACAGCAACCCCGAAGTAACCAATATCAAGATATATTGAAGGATGCAATTAATAATCCCCATAAATTAAATGATCCTAATTTCGCTAAGCAGGCGTGGGATGCTTACCAAAATATGCAGCAACCACAGCAGCCTGAACAGCCTGCTCCAGAACAACAGCCACAGCCGCAGCAGATTAACCAACCATCACCTCAGACGCCTCCTCAATATCCCGGAGGCGAGAACCCCGCAACGGGATTCACTGGTGGATGGCGAATTGCATCAGAGTCTAATCCTCCTCCTCAGAGGCGCAGCCAGATAGACGAACTACAGGCGTATAAGCAACTGCTTGAAGCATTATCAACAGAGCAACCTCAAGAGAATCAATAATAATGGATGATTCCACGGATTTAATTAGTCAATTTGAAGAAGTGTGGAAAAGGAGGGCCGGATCAGATCAGGCTGCTCCCGCCCTGCAAGATCAACAGCTTCCTCAAGTGAACCCGGAACAAGAAGCCTCGCATCGCGGCGGCATGGAAATGCTACAGATGTTACGGAGTAAAGCGGGAGAACAGGGGTCGCCCCAACAACCGCCTGACCATTTGGTTAACGACTTTGAAAATGTAGCTAGTCAATCTCTCCCTTTCAGGAAGTTGGCTAATCCTGAAAAGTATAATACTCAGGCATATAAAGCGGCTGATAAACTCACTGACTATCCGTATAATAAAGTTCTTTCTATGGCTGCTGCCGGTGGTGTTCCTCCTGAAAATAGAGAGGAATTTCTTCAGGCTATTCACGAATATGCCGGCCACAAAAAAACATCCCAAAAAATGGGTGCCCCTAAAGCAATGGCTGTAGGAATGTTTAACGCAGCTACCGATTTTGCGGAATTATTTGCTGAAAAAACAGGCGTTGCTCAAGAGCCGGAAGATATGCGCAAGTTTGAAAAGAATGTAGACGCTGCATGGAGTAAGGCTGATCCGCTTACAAATCCTGATGCTCCTTGGTATAGTCCCAGAAGAATAGGAGTTGAAGTGGCTCAGGCGGCTCCTCAAATGGAGGCAGCAATTGGTATGGGTCCAATGTTAGCTTTTGGTGTTCCTGCTGCCGGTAAAACGTACGATGATTTATTAGAAAAAGGGGTGTCCCCCAATACAGCTAAAGCAGCAGCAGCATTAAGTGGGGTTGTTACAGGAGCAATCTTCAGGGGGTTGCCGGAGAAGATGTTACCTAAAGGTATGACGCAAGAGGCCCTCGGAAGTGAGCTTGCTGAAAATTTTGTTTCTCGATACGCCAAGACTGCGCTTGTTCGTGGTCCTTCCGCTATAGCCGGAGCAGAGGCCACTAATGAAGCTATCGAAGATTTCGCTCAAGGAAAAACCCCGGAGTTTAAACAGATCGCAAAAAATGCAGCTAATACATATTTAAAATCTATTCCAACTATGGCCGCGCTAGCCTTACCCGGTGCCGTAGCGGAAGGAGCGGGCAAGATTGGTCAGCTAAAGCCGGAATTAACTGACACCCAAAAGGCCATAGTTGATGCAGCCGAAAGAGGGGTTAAACCATCTCGTACTCAAGCCGATGATTGGGAGTTGAAGGTAGAAGGTAAGAATAACGCTGAGAATCGCACAGTGGCTCTCCAGAAGGCGGCGGCTGAATATAAGGCCCAGCAGCCAGCAGAAGTTCCTGTACCCCAGAAGGCTCCGCAAGAGACTACAACGGTTCCCTCTGAAAAGGCCGAAGATATATCAAAATCTCTGAATGTTTCCAAGGAATTAACTGATACTATTAAGTCTCAGGCATTAAAGCTAAAACCTCCAACTGGAGAAAAAACAGAAGTTCTCTATCCCGCAGAAGGAGATAAGCCGGAAGTTAAGGGTGAATATTTAGGCGATGTAAATGGAAAGAAGGTTATAGCCGTTAATGCCATAGATGTTAATAGGGCATTAGTTGATAAAAAGGGTGCAGAAGATTTTATTAGTGGTGGCAATGCTCCTTGGTGGAAGGAACTTTTCAAGAATGGCAAAGGCCCCAAAGATAATGAACTCTGGGTAGCGGATTACGTTCCGCCTGAAGAACTACCCAAATGGGCTGCACACGAAGCGTCAGAAGAGCACCTAATGCGCACTAAAGGAATGGACTATGAGTCTGCTCATAAAGAAGCTAATAAACTTGAGTGGGGATGGGCCGAAAAGGGCGAAGGTGATGTACGCAATGCGCCTCCTCCTACTAGCGAAGAAGAGTTTACAAAAGATTTTAAAGAGACAAGTCGGCCAGCGGTTAAGATGTCAGATGATAAAGTCTTTGAGGCTGGCAATCAGCAGCATCATCCTGATGCTTTAGAAGAAGCGAAAAAAGTTGGATACTCTGCTGATGATGTAAAAGAAACTGGGTGGACTTATAAAGGACAATTTATTAATGAACAAGATGTAATGGCTGGCAAGAAAGAAGTATCGTGGCCTACATCTGAAGCAGTTCAGCAGAAAGAAAAATTACCGGAACCGATTACTGAATACGCAAAAAAGAAAGGATTTATAAAATCTGAAGAGGCGGCGGTTCCTATTGAACCTATTGCAGAAAAATTAGAAGATGTACGATTAAAGATAGGTAATCAATTACGAACACTCAAACCTAAGCAAGCACTTTCTATTGCTAAGGATGCTTCTGACAATATACCAAAAATTGAGGGAAGGCGTTATCGCAATGAAGCCGAGCATCAGCTTGCAAGGGACATTGGAAATAAAAATTTAAAAGCGCATGATACGCCTGAAGATTGGGCGATGAAGTGGTATGGAGATAGAGGTGGCGATGTCGAGCAGCTTAAAGCAGATTTAGTAAAACTTAAGGCTGCAAAACCAAATTCAAAATATATTGAACAAATCCAATATGCTATAGACCACTCCGATAAACTAGCTAAATCCTACGATATAATGCGCAATAGATTGGAAGATAGACAATATACAGAAAAAGAGAAAGGTTTTGACGTTGACTATCGTAAAAATTATTTTCCTAGAGAATGGGAAGTAAAGCCAGAATTAAATTTATTATTCTCTGAGAAGGGATATGGCTCTGGTCGATCCTTTACTCACCAACGTACATACGATTCATTAGTAGACGCTGTTATTAATGATATGAAATTTAAGACTGAAAGTGCTTTAGATTTGTTTGAAGCCAGAATGCGCAAAGGCATTCGCATGGAGACTCAAAAGGAATTTATAGAGGCCGGTCGATCTATTATTGGTTCCACTACTCCAGAAGGCGTTGAGAGGCCGTTGATAACCGATTTACAGATTAAGACTAAAAAGAATGCGGAGGGTAAAGAAGTAGTAAGCGATACGGTTGCACCTCCTGGATATGTCACTATGAAGTTAGGAAGTGGGATGTCTGCTGTACATGAAGGATATAGTCCAATATATTCCGCCTTGCTTAACCCAAGTTGGGTTAGGAGCAATCCTATTGGGCGAGCATTACTTGCAGCACAGGGTACGATTAAGCATGGATTGATGTTGTTTAGCCCATTCCACCCGCTTCGTACTGCGTATTATGGAACTTTCTTTCATCCTACAGAAAGTATTAAAGGGGAGGCGTTTTATAAAAAAGGGCTTGATTTATTAGATAATACTGATGCTGAATTACAGCGTATGGCTTACAATGGAGAAATACCTAAAGAGTACATCAAGGACTTACAGTACAAACGCCAGAAACAAAATTTAATGCTTGAAGAGGGCTGTAATCTCGGTAGACTTTCCGATAACATTACCCCCGCTTTTCTGGATATATTCCCCGGAATAAAGCAAACTGCTGGAAGGTATAATAAGTTTGTATTTGAGCAATTAATTCGTGGTCAAATGGCAACTTCAGCAGATATTCTCTTTGATAAAAACAAAGCGATGTTGCCGGAATTAAGTGACCGGGAAATCGCCAGACGAACTGTTACAGAAGTTAACACCCGATATGGCAACTTGGGTTCTCAGGGATGGATTAAAAGCGCTACCGGAAAAGACATTGCTAGATTGATAGCCCTTGCGCCAGAGTGGGAAGAGGGTCTATTGAGGTCTGAGTGGAAATCTGCTGCTGGATTAGGAGAAACAGCAAAGCAAGCCTTGGCTGGACGGTTTGTAATGAACCAACTCACAAGGTCTACGTTAACTTCTATAGCAGCAATATTCGCGGGAAGTCAACTTATTAACTTTGCTACTCGCGGTAAACCTACATGGGAAAATGAGGAGGAAGGTATCGGCTCCAAGATAAGTGCATTTGTCCCTAATCCATTTGGACAAGGCGGAGTATTTTTGAATCCATTAGCGATAACCGCTGAACTGACTAACCAATTTATTCAAGTGCTTCAGAGAAAGAAAACATTACTAGGGGCCGCTGATGAGGTTGCTAGTTTCAAAGAAGGACCATTGCTTCGATCTGGTATGACTGGTTTAAGAGAACTTAGTAAAGGAGGATCGGATTGGGATGCAATTAAAGCTACAGGACAGGGATTAATACCGGCTCCTATACCGGGCAAAGCAATTGTCTCTGCTGGAAAATCTATTATAGGCGGAAAGCCAATAGAAGATTATCCAGGCCAAATGGAGAGGCAATTATTTGCAACTGGCGGCATTAAGGTTGATACCGCTCCATTGCATGAACAGCGCATATATGCTTTAGCTGATGAATTTAGAAAGCATTACGAAAGCAAAACGGGTGTTAAGTTGCCACCTAAACCTCCTACCGCTGAAGGGGATTATACTGAATTAACCCACGCTCTGAGACAGGATGATACTGAACGTGCCGATAAAGCAATGAAGGAATTAGTGAAAATAAAAGAAACTCCAGCTATTTTTAAATATTTTCAGCAATATCCACACAAGACTTTCTTAGACAATAAGAAACTTGAGTATCAATTTAAACAGACTTTGAATAAAGAACAGTTAGATGCTTATGATAAAGCAAAAGAAAATCGCCTTAAAATAGCTACTAAATTCAGAGAACAATATACCCCTGAAAGGGTTAATGAATTACGCGAAGAATAGACTTGACAAATACTTTTTTAGGAGTATACTACAATTATGCTTAAAACACTTTTAGGTGCTATACCAACGACAATCTGGTGGTGCCTGACATTCCTTATTCTGGCTATAGTGGTATTACATTCTAGGGGATGCTTGCAACCTAGAGGGAGATTAATTCAGCCACGAGACCCCCCTAAAATTCATCACATTTTAAGAGAAGGTGAACAGGTATAAAATGATTAGTTTTGTTGTATTCATTAGCGGTATTTCAGTTGGGGTATTTTTGACAATTGTTTGGGCAGTTTATACCTCAACACCACACGATTTAGATTAAAGGAGAGAACGAATGTTAAGTTATGTTTCGATTGGGCTAATTGGAATCGGGGTTGTGTGGTTGGGTTATCTTATTTATATAAACTATTTCAAGACTGAAACTTCTACCACAACCACTACAACTACCACTACAACTACCGTCAATCAAGATTTGACGGATGCCTCGGCAGCTTGCGTAACACTTACTAACATCGCTTGGAAAAACAAGAACGCGGAATTAGCCGCGAAAGTTGCGGAAGTTTGGACATTAATGTCTAAGGTGCCGGCATGAAAGATGTTCGCATACCAATTGCTATATTACTAATCGGAATTGGATTACTATTACAAGGCGGTAATGTTGTAATTCCCGATTGGCTTGATCCATTGAATTGGACTGTGCATGGGCCGGCAACTGTGGCAATTATTGAAGAGACGGCTATTCGATCTACTTTACCAGCAAGTCAAGTTGCATTGATGGATTCAGTGACATTTCCGCAAGAGATACAAAAATCTGGAGGCTCTTATCTAGGTTGCTTTGATAAAGACATTGTTGATCGGGATAAGAAGCCTCCGCAAGATTTGGTGTCTTACTTAGAAGCTGCTAAGAAAGTGAAATTGCCAGCACTTGTTTACAAACGCCGACTAAGTGTAACAGCTATCCCGCTTCCTGTTGATGAAAAGACGGCTTTGGGGAAATTGAAATGACCATCCATATTCACGACGGAAATTGGGAGCAATATGCAAGAGCAGCCTTAAATACGCCAGGGTTATGCGGGGCATTGCCACGTAATAGTATTCTTGGTCAATTAGAAGGCGTTCGGCCTTATGCTGATATAATACAGTTAATTCCCGAATCGGAATGGCCGGCCAGAATGGAAGCAATGAAGGGTAAGTTCATTCGGCAAAGGTACGAGAGTTTTAATCCAGTATTGCAAAATCAGGGGAACCATCCACTGTGTTGGGCGTTTTCTTTGGCGCAACATATTGAGTGTGTTAGAGCTAAGGAAAATCTTCCGTATCATCAATTAGCTCCCGAATCAATTGCTGGTACTTATAACTTTAAAGATCAAGGCGGAGCATTGGACGACGCTCTTGCTTACATTGCAACGCATGGAGTAGCTCCACGGTCAATGGTTCCTCTATATGACCTTGACCCTAAGACATTCATTCCAGGCTGGGCAGCTAAGTCTCTTGATGTTGTGCCATTAGAAAGATTTGATCTTGGCGCAAAAGATATGTGGGCAGAATGCGTAACGGCGTTGCTATCTGGAGATGCAATTTATATCGCATACGATTGGTTAAGTCATGCGATGAACATGGAAGAGTTACAATACAAAGGCACGGAAATTTGCCCTTGGCTTCCGGGTACTTGGGGTGCTGGACAAGATATGTTGGTAAGTGGAAGTCATAAAGTTCCTAGTGAAGCTTATGTTGTGAGACAAGTTACTTATTCAAAGTGAGGTTCTTATGTTACCTATTTGGGTTAGACTAATTATTGGAGTTTTTGCTAGTGGTTTGTTTTTGGCATATTATCAAGAGCGTATTGCCGCTGGTGATGCCGTAGCTACAGCAGTTGCTAAGACGGTTATTGCTTCTCCTGCCGCTCTTTATAAATTTGTAACTGCATTGCTTACCAAGGCAACTGCTACAACTTCAACAACTACTACCGGAACAGGAACGTCAGCGAAGGTAAAGTAAACTATGTATTCTCTAATTCTTTTTGCAGAAGAGAATATAAGTCGCGGGGCAACTGATCCAGCGGCATGGGCTACCCTCGCAGACAAGATCGGTCCTATGCTGTTTTTTGCAGTATTCGTTTTTGTAGCTTTTTTTGTACTTATCCTTGCGATAGGATGGATAGGATATCGCTTGGGCAATCGAGTAGTAGATAGATTCAATACATTTTTAGATGGAATGGAAATATCAGCAGCAGTTAATGCTAAGTCTCTGGATGCACAAACCCATCTGCTTGAGAGAATATGCGAGAAGATGGGCATTGTTTCACTAAAATCTCTATTAGAAGAAAAGGATGAAAAACATGACGAAGAAAAATAAAGGTATTTTGATAATTGTATTAATTATAATTGGCGTTGTTGTTTTAAGCATTTATGCTTGCCCCAAACAACCAACTCCTGTTCAACCACCCGCTCCGGTGGTTGTTCCGGTCCCTGAACCCGTAAAACCACCTTGTCCATGTCCTGGACCCTGTAAACCCAAGAAACCGGATGCGCCACGGCCTCCCTGTTGCGCTCCGGTTAAGGTTTTGGCCTTTACTGCCAAGTGGTGCAAGCCCTGTCAGGAAGCGAAGCCAGCCCTATTAAAAGCCATATCCCTCGGTCTGAGGGTAGAAATCATAGATATTGATGAATGCCCGCAAATTGCAGCGCAATATGGCATAAGAAGTATCCCCACTTTTATGATTTCGATAGATGATAAAATGAAATGGACTCATAATGTAAATGAAGTAACTAAACTTTGCGAGTAAACTATGAATAAACAAGAAATTATCAATCGAGTTAAAGAGAAAACACTGATAGGAATGTGTGATATATTTATCGAAGGATTTATGGCTACATCAGATGCAAAGTTCAAAGTATCAGGCAGTCAAGATGATGTTGCCAATAGATTTAAAACAGGTTACGACTTGCTCAAGCAGGCTTGTCACAAGCTGGATGATCTTCTTGATGATGACTAGTCTTATGATTTGATTCAGCAGAAGGCTTCCCGGTATTATCGGGAAGCTTTTTGCATTGACATAGGCACCACTTGCGAAGTTCACCACATATTAGACATCGTTGATTGGCGAGGTCTTTAATCATCTTACTTGCTTCCAAAGATATTACCCCACTCTTCAATTATTTTACCGTGTAATATTCCCCAATTACCGGCATGAGAATGCGTTTCTTCTTCCGATAGGATATGTGCCCACTCATGCAATAAAGCATCTGTTTGCTCTATTACAGTTGCATTAGAATTTATATAAAGCCTAAAAATAGCATAAGGATAAGACGGGATGGAATGAACGGTTCTTACGGCACAATTCTTTTTTATTTTTCTGCGCTTTAAAATTACTCTTGAAGCTACAGGGAAAACTTTTCTAATCCATCTTGTCAATTTACGCCATTGATGTGTAGTCATATTATAATCCCAAAACCGAAAGTGCAACTTCAACTGCCTCTTCAATCGAATCTACGCGAAAGTTAATGGCTTCGTTAACCATCGGATGTTCGTGTATATTACCTTCTTTTTCTATAATCACCACAGTAGGAATACGTGCCTGATACGCCCACGCCAATTCCATCACAGTGCCTACGCTAATTTTTTTTGCGCCAAGGAAATTAAATATTACCATAGAAGAAGTTGTACAATCGTGGAAATCCCTGGACATAATACCATGTGCAGAATATAAACATCCAAGTTCTTCATAGGCTGTGTTTATCACGCCTACATTTCTTAACTTATCTTTTGCACGCATTGGCGATAAGCAATTAACTTCAGAACTAGCATCATCTAGTAAACGTATAATTTGTTTTCTCCAAGATTCTGCTTCTCCATGTCTTAAACCCTGAATTGGCCCTGCTAAATAAATGTTATTCATACTCTTTAATATCTCCGTTACGTTGTATTGCCTGATCTTCTAATTTAGATGCAACTCTACGATAGAACTCCAATTTTGCGCACTCAAAAGCTGCGACTACAACAGAAATATCCTTATATCTTGGACCCGATAAAACGCGCGAAGCAATTCTGGATATAACATAATTTACTTCGCCTTCAGGACAATCTCCCCTATCAATCTCATCTATAATTACATTGATGAGATTGTCCATCTTGTCACGTCGGTCTTGTTTAATGTATGGCATTACTTCATTTCTCCTAATACCCTGTCGCGTAATTCGTAATACGTAGGTTCTTTCGGCTTTAACAACTCATGTAAGTATCCGGAAGCATTGAATATAATGGCGCATAATGCTTCTGGTGCGGTAATTAAATGTCCATCTTTCTTGTCATAGATTGGACAATTGGCTCCACGATGAATTTTCCATAGATCGAAAAAATGCCGCCAAAGAGACTTGATATAAGCCTTCAAAGGAATTCCCTTTTGCCAATTATCGCTATCTCGCAGTTTGCCATCCGATTGCTTGCGATGCTTATTCATATATTGGGCATATCGTTCTAGTACTAACGGACTTAAAAACCCTTCGAAGTCTAATTTTCCTTCATCTGTATCTCGTGTTGCTCCAGTATCGAATCTACGTATAACTTCTTTGCAAAAGTCCTCGTGATTTTGTTGTGTATAAGGAGGTCTTGGGTCTGGTTCCATATTATTTCCCTTTCTTAATTATTTGGTATACTTCGTGAACACGGTTATTACGCATAGCGCATCCTGATTTTATGCAACCCTCTTTAACTCCTCGTTTAAGACGCTTCCGTAATGATGATCTTGATAAATTAAGCATTTCGGATAGTTCTGTAATCGTATTTCCAGAATCATTTGGTTGGTTTACGTTTAACGCTTCCTGCCATTCAGATAAAGAAATTTCAGATTCTACTTCTTTTGAAATTTCATCTTCAAATTCCTTATATGGAATAAATTTTTTCTTTTTTTTGTTATATACCATTATAAATTCTCCACTACTTTACTGCGACCAATATCCCAAATTTTGTGTCGCGTGAATAAATCTTCGTCACCTTGACGAATTAGGCTTCCTCCGATTTGCGGAGTCATTACTCTTCCTCCAGGAATTTTGTAGGCAAAGGGAGTCCGCAGTTGCCACCCTGCCGTAACAAATGATATACCATATCCGAGAGATGTTGGTACGCGAACTTCAATATGTCTATGACGATGTGATCGGACCACGACATCTGGCGGCTCAAGTCTATTCCTACCTGCCTGAGTGTAAGATTCGGTAAGCTCTTTAGTAACTGCTGTTGATTCATAATGTGCGCTTCCTGTAGTTCCTATGTGGTGCATACAATGTACAAGTCCCTTACCAATGCGACACCAAAGTTCCCAGCGAGCATACCGACCCTCTTCGTCTGGTATCGCTCCTAATTGTTCTGCAATGTTTTCTTCGTCACAACCACTTTCGCCGACATGGACCTTAGTTCCTCTAACCATGTAAAATCGGCCTTCGCATAATTTTACAATTGGCTTTAATACTACAATTGCAATACGTTTTTGATCCTGAAGATTATGACTAATTTGAGTTGTAGAATTGTGGTGTACCCCATCAATTACATCTCCATTTATACAAACTGCAAAAGGTTCGCCTTTAGTTGCTTCGGGAACCCATATATTCCAAAATTCCCTCCACCATGTCCATACTTTATTTTGTATTTCAGAAGCAAAATATTCACCTCCGTCATCGAGTTTTATTCTATTTGCTGGACATAAGCCAAGCCGACACCCGCAATGCAAATCACTTACTATAATGAGATTATTTATTTTTTGGTTTTTCTTTTTCATTTTTCTCCTTAAATTTTAAATAATTTTTAATTGTGTGTATCGTATGCAAGGGAATTTTAGTTTTAATTTCTATTGCCCCGTCGGGAATACTGTCATTTAATAATTTTTCAACCCTCTCCCTTTCTTGTTCGGTTGTAAAAATATAATATCTGCGTATAATGCCGACTATCTTTTGGTCTACTTTAGTAATTTCGGAAATACACGAGTCAGTTGTGTAATAGTCGGAATAGTGTCTTATTGCGCCTTCCTGTTTTTGTGTTACCATTATTCTAACCTCGTAATTGTTAGTATAACTCGTGGAAATTCTTTGTCAAGTTTAAAATCTGGTTCTTTTCGTTTCATATAATTTGGGGTATCATCTGGTATAAGACCTGATTCAATAATACCATCATAGGCGGATTTTAAAGCTCCCATTGCATTATCCGTATCTCTCCTTCGCCTTGTTTTATAATGAAAAGTAGCTTGTACAAATATTTTCTTCCAAGGCAATGTTTCAAGTTGTTCTGCTTCAATTGCTTCTCTTGCTAGTCGGCGATATTTCTTTGCTGCTGCTGCCTTCATCATACGACCACCAAAACTTCCAATAGTAAAGTTCGGTTGTAAAACTTTATTAGGAAGCGGAAGTATAATGGTTATTTCTTCAGACATCATATATGTCATCACATTCTATTTCTATAGAAGTTTCCCTAACGGCATTTGCAATTAAATAACTCCCCAATAAAAAACAATGGGCTAGGTTTAGCTGTGTAGGATTTAGCGAAATTGATTCTACTATTTCCTCAATTTTTGTAACAAAATCTTTACTCATTTCTTCTCCAATTTCAAAAAGTATTCCGTTGTCCAATATTTTAAATGCCCTGCTTTATCTAATTGCTGTTCAATTTCTCCGGCTTCAATAAGATCGGAAATTAGATCATTACGTTGTTTTTGGTTGGTCCACTGTGAGTTACGAGTTAAATCTCGTTTGCCACAACCCTTTTCCCCTTTCTTTTCGATAATAGAAACTAACTTTCTCTTCCTGCTATCAAGTTCACCAGCTACTATTTCTGGCACAATCTTTTTTTCAAAATCTATAAGTAAATATTTATTGAGCCTACACGCATAATCAGCATTTGCGGAAGAAATTCGTAAGTCAGTATATCTTTCTCCAGCGGCAATAATAAGAGCAATTCTTCTAGCGTTCTCTTCAGCTTTTCCCCAGAGACAATTAAGTGCTGGTTGTTCTTTTCCATATTTGATACTTTCATTGTCGCATTCGATAAAGATTTTTTCGGCTTCATTGTCAGTTGAAACTATAATTTGTTGTGGGATAGGTTTAGTATAACTCGGAGAAATAAAAGGGTCAAGTGTATGTCCATCATTTTCAGGTCCAATTTGTCTATGATACCATTTTTGAACTTGATCTATAATAGACTTAGGTACTGTCGAGTCTGGTCTATCTCGACATTTGATCGGATTTTCGGGAGAATGAAATACTAAGCATCTACTTAACCAACCATCTTGCAATTCTGCTTGTGTAATTCCTGTAGCAAATCGCTCTAGTGTAGATGTGCCATAAATACAACAACACGGTTGTATAATTGTACGCTGTTTTCCTTGTTCTGCGTACTCTTTCCCGCAATAACTGCTGCCGGCAGCAGAATATAATTTCATTAGCAAAGAAACAACTTGGGATAAATGCTTACTTGCCCCGGATTTTATATGAGTAAGTAAATGGCCGATTTCATCCCACAAAAAAAGGGTAGATTCGACTCTACTCATTCTTTCTTCTATAGCAGCATCGGAGGCAATATCATCACCACCCAGTATCTCTATGATCCCGGCTTCCATGCAAATCTTCCGAATCTGATTCATAGCATGGGCTTTCCCCGCACTCGATTGAGCTACTCCCATACAATATAAGTTAGTCCGGCTTCCAAGTTGGTCCTTGATCTTTCTCCCAAAGAGAGCACCCAAAAAAGCGAGGGTGCAGGCCAAAGATAAAAATGGCTGTGCCTTTAGCGATGTCGAATTTATCCATGAACAAATTTCTCCTAATAATCCAGTTGGTTGGCAAAGGAAATCTAATTCATATTTTCGGGTGGAACATAATCTATGTGCGATGGACGCTGTTGGATCAACTGTTGATGAATAAATTGTAGATTTTCCGCAATGTGTAATTGTATTCTGGTTTGAAACCAATTTATCAATATCAATAGTGCAAAGAGAATCACAAGTAGTTCGTTCATTTAACAACCATCCTTTCTGATGTTGTGGTGTAAGTTTTCTTGCTTCCGATATTTTACGTTCAAAGTCTTTCTGATCTTTTTTATTGCTTAAATCCCAGGGAGGGACACAACGAGGGTTATATTCCCTTGTAAGTAAATCATAAGTTTGGTTGTCTGACAATTGAAACCCGTGAACTAAAGCAGTAGCGGCCCACAATAACTTATCGTGACCGGCTTGACCCTGTATGGCTGGGTCACATTGGGCAAGATACAAACTTGCACGTTGTAAAATATCTAAAGGAGCGGGCACCGAAACGCTTGTAGCGTCTTTTGCCATAGCCGAACAGGCCCACGGTGCCCGCGTTACAGGACGCATGAAATCGGGGTATTCGGCTAAGACAATATCTCCTGATAAGCAGCTATCACACCAGCAATACCGACCGCCGTTAGGATGCACGCTAGGGGCAAGGACCACATAGTAGCCAGAACCGCGAATATCGAGGCCGGGACGGAAACTATTGCGATTAGCTGGCGGGTTGTTAGTTTTGAAAAACGCATGAAAGCCACCCCTAGGAGTAAATTGTTTAACTGTTTCTGGTAAGGGAGGAAATTCTTTTAATGATTCAAGACCATTTATTCCTTTTTCTAAATCTACATCAACATCAATTATATAAACTCCGCTTTTTTCACCACAGGCTAAACCTATATTTGCATTAGGCCATTTAGACCACCACTCTCTAATTTGTATTGTATCGACAGTAGCGTCTTTTACGCCATGTTCAGTAAGCGGAACCTTTTGCTTGGGAACAAGCGGAAATATATGCCAACCGATATTGGCGTAGCTTAATGCAGCTTCAAGGAGTTGGTTCATTAACAATAGCTATTTAAATTTTTTACGTAAACGTGTCTTAAAGCATACTTCCTAGCATCTTTATAATGATTAAATTTTTTCCCTAATCGCGGAGTAAATGGTTGAAAACTTACAAAATAATGAATCCCCCCCACAAGATCAAACTTAGAAATATATGCCATTAAATTTTTCTTTTTCATATAGATTTGTTATACCCAATTATCTGGAAATATTTACCCTTACGAACTACTGTGATCGTTTTTGTGTAGTCGAGGAGCGTTTGCGAAACGAACATATTTTGGAGTGCTTCGTTGACCGTGACTTTGTTTTTGTTTTGGAATCTTTTTTTCCACCATTCTTGTGCGATTTGGCCGGCTTCTCCTGGATGGTCAAGGCAAACCCATTCTCGAAAGACGCTAAGGCCGCATCGGTATTTAATT